CAAGCCGTTTTGACTCGCAGACTACTGCGACTTCAACGGGCGTTTAAGGAGGGGATAGAAAATGGCTATTTCTCGCGCACAACTAGCGAAAGAGCTTGAGCCCGGCCTGAATGCCTTGTTCGGCCTTGAGTACGACCGCTACGAAAATGAGCATTCTGAAATCTTCGACGAAGAGTCATCAGATCGTGCATTTGAAGAAGAAGTGATGCTCGGTGGATTCTCAACAGCACCAGTTAAAGGCGAAGGCACTGCCATCAACTTTGACGCTGCTCAAGAGACCTACACAGCACGGTACACACATGAGACAATCGCTCTGGCCTTCTCAATTACTGAGGAAGCAATCGAGGACAACCTGTACGACCGTCTGGCATCTCGTTACACCAAAGCTCTGGCCCGTTCAATGGCTCAGACAAAACAGATCAAAGCTGCGTCGATCTTGAACAACGCGTTCAACACAGCTAATCCTGTTGGCGATGGTGCGGCACTTTGCTCTTCTGCTCACCCTTCACTCTCAGGCAACCAGCGCAACCAGCTTGCTGTTGCAGCAGACCTCAACGAGACTTCTCTTGAGCAAATGCTGATCGACATTGCTGGCTTGACTGATGAGCGTGGTCTGAAAATTGCTGTTCGTGGCACAAAGCTGATCATCCCGAAAGAACTGCAATTCATTGCAGAGCGGGTGCTCAACTCAAACCTTCGTCCAGCCACTGCGGACAACGATGCAAACGCAATGAAGAACATGGGTATGATCCCAGAAGGGGCAGTGGTTAACCACTTCCTGACTGATACCGATGCTTTCTTCATTAAGACTGATGCACCAAACGGTTTCAAATACTTTAACCGTGCGGCCATCAAGACTGCGATGGAAGGCGATTTCGACACAGGCAACATGCGGTTTAAGGCACGTGAGCGTTACAGCTTCGGTGTTTCTGACTGGCGGGCCGTGTTCGGTTCACCGGGCGCATAAGCAAAAAACTTTCGGAAAAGGGCGGCTATTCAGCCGCCTTTTTTTGTTGTATAGTGTCTTAATCCCTGACAGCCTTATTGTGAGGCTGACACTAGCCACGACAGGAGATAGAAATGGCTCGTACTACCTTTTCAGGCCCAGTAAAAGTTGATACCGCTTTTTGGGCTAACCCAATTGCATTCGCAAATCTTCCCACCGCCGCCGCCGCTAACGAAGGCTACATTTATTATGTTTCAGACGCTTTAAAAGCTTCGGAAACCGCTGGTAATGGTACAGGCAACCTTGTGTTTTCTGACGGCTCAAACTGGATTCGTGTGGACACAGGCGCAACTGCTGGCGCGTAAGGGGGCTTAGATGGCCGACTCTGATGTAAAATCAAAGCGCATTACCGCAACGGGGTCACTCGCTGTTGGTCCTGCGCGTATTCGTCAGATACAGTTAAAAACAGCCACCGGTACTCCTCGCCTTACCATCACTGATGGTAACGGCGGGTCCACCGTTTTGGACTTGGATTTTAATGCGTCTGATACGCACTCAGTAAACATCCCGTCAAATGGTATTCGTGTAGATGACATTTATGTGTCAGCTTTTACGAACATCACTGCGGCTACGGTGTTTTATAATTAAGGAACAATTTTATGGCTGGGTCTGACATTAAAGCAAGTTATGTTACCGCCACAGGAACTGTGGCAAGTGGCCCTCGCCGGTTAGTTTGTATCCATTACCATACTGCGGGGTCTACCGGTGGGGTTGTACTGAGAGACGGCGGTGCTACCGGCGCTGTCGTTTTTTCTTTAGACTTTCATGCAAACTCTACCGGTGACCTTCAGATTGGAGAGGAAGGCGTAAGGTTCAACACCGACATTCATGCCACGTTTACTAATGTTACAAGCATGACGTTTTTCTTTAAGTGAGGAACTATGGCGACAGTAAAAAACGTAACTAGAACCCCCTCTGGGAAAATCAAATATAGAGGAGAGACTTTTGCTGGATATAACAAGCCAAAGCGCACTCCGGGAAAATCAAAGAAAAGTGCCGTCTTGGCTAAAAAAGGCAGCGAGATTAAGCTGGTTAGGTTTGGAGATCCCAATATGTCAATTAAAAAGGATCAACCAGCACGTAGACGCAATTTTAGATCAAGACATTCATGCGATACTGCCAAAGACAAATTTAGCGCAAGATATTGGTCCTGTAAGGCGTGGTAAAATGAAAGTAGAAGAAGTATTAAAGCTTTTAGAAAAGCACGAAGATGAGTGTAACCGTCGATACGCTAAAATAGAAAAACAGCTAGAAACCTTAGACATGCGGCTTTGGGGAATAGCTATTTTAATTATTGGCGCGGCGATAGTTCAAAAAATATTCTAATGGCTTATTCACGAAAGTCAAAAAGCGCGTCTTCAAAATCAAAAGGCAGCAAAATTTGCCCGGAAGGGAAAGCGTGGGCCAAGCGCACGTTTGACACTTATCCAAGCGCTTATGCAAATCTTGCGGCATCAAAATATTGCAAAGACCCTAATTACGCCAAAAAACCAAAAGGCGGTAAGCGAAAGGGTAAGTAATGGGTAAATTACAGGAGTGGTTAGATGAGGATTGGGTCAGAATTGATAGCTCGGGCAAAATTTCGGGCGCATGTGGTACGTCAAAAGATAAGCGTAACCCTGACCGTTGCTTGCCTAGACGTAAAGCTCAAAGTCTTAGCAAGTCTGAACGCGCTTCGACAGCGCGTAAAAAGAAGCGTGAAGGAGCTAAAGGAAAGCAGGTTGTGGCAAACACTAAGGCTGCCAAAGTAAGTAAAATGGCCTTCGGCGGTGCAGTAACGACCCCTAAACGCCCATTTAACGGGAAGCGTGTAGCGGGCACTGCTGTAGCCCGCGGCTGCGGAGTAGTGATGTCTAACCGGCGTAAACGCACAAAAGGATCGGTGTCGCAAGCATGAGTTCTCTAGCTTTTTACATAGACAAAGAAAAAGAGATTTGTGAAGAAATTATCGCGTGGTCTGAGCACACGCTCCAGAAGCCAAACCCGTTTTACAACAATCTCCCGGCTTGTCCTTACGCGCAAAAAGCGTGGCAGGAAAACAAGGTAGCTATTTTGTTTAAATACGAAGACAGTTATCAGTGTCTTTACAGCACTATATCCCAATGGGAGGATGTTTTTGATTTATGTGTAATTGTAGACATGAACTTTGAAAAAAACCCGGACGTTTTTCACAATTACTTAGACAGCTTAAACGACGCTATTTCTGCGGGTATTTTTATAGATAAAGATGTTTGGGTAATGGGTTTTCACCCTTATGATGAAGCAAACGATTTTATTGATGACCAGTCTTTTATGCAAATGGTTGACGACGAGTACGCGTTAGTTTTTGTGCAGCGGTTGTCCAAGTTGCAAGAATCCGCAGACAAACTAGCGGAAAAAGGTTATTATGACAATTATCTAGCAGAGTATGATGCAGAGGCTATATTTAATAAACGAGCCAAGTTATACAGGAGATTAAAACATGGCGATGAAACCTCGTAAGATGGTTAAAAAAACAGGCACCGTAAAAAAAATGCGCGGTGGTGGAATGGTTAAAAAAATGCGCGGCGGCGGAATGGTTAAAAAGATGCGCGGCGGCGGGATGGTAAAGAAGACATAAGATGGCCGTTTCCGGAACCAGAATTTTTGAGCTAGATGTCGCCGACTACATCGAGGAGGCGTTTGAGCGTTGTGGGTTAGAGGTTCGTACTGGATACGACCTCAAATCTGCGCGGCGTTCGCTCAACCTCATGCTTGCAGAGTGGGCAAACAGGGGGTTAAACCAGTGGACTATTACGCAGCGCAGTCAAGCGCTGGTTTCGGGCACAGGAAACTACACTCTTACTAACGATGTAATTGACATTTTGTCCGTAGTGATACGCCGTAGCGGCACTGACTACACTTTGGAAAGAATTAGTCGCGCCGACTATCTAAACATTCCTACAAAAACAACGGAAGGCCGACCGTCTCAGTTTTTTCTAGATCGTCAGATAAGCCCGGAACTAAAATTGTGGCCGATACCGGATAACAGCACTGACGTTGTTTACTATGACGCACTGACCCGGATGGATGACGCCGCTAATTCCGTAAACACGATGGAAGTACCGTTTAGGTTTTACCCTTGTTTAGCTGCGGGATTGGCGTATTACATTTCGATTAAACGCGCCCCTAACCGGGTTCAGTTGTTAAAAGCAGTATATGAGGAAGAGTTTGAGCGGGCAATGTCTGAAGATCGGGACAGAGCCTCCTTTAACGTAGTACCTCAGTATGAGTATTTTAGGGCAGGGTAATGGGCAAGTTTGCGGTAGGAAAAAACGCTTTTGCTATTTCAGACCGTTCCGGGCTACGTTATCGTTACCGGGATATGCGTAGGGAGTGGAACGGCCTTTTAGTAGGTCGCGACGAATATGAGCCCAAGCATAAGCAGCTAGAGCCGCGCCCCCGTACTGTAGACCCGCAGGCGTTAAAAGATGCTCGACCCGATAGAGTAGAACCGCAAACGGCTAGACTTTTGTCGTACAACCCATTTATTAGCGGGGTTGCGGGAACACAAACGATTACGGTGTATGAGCCATCACATGGGAGGTCTACAGCAGATATTGTGCGTTTTAGGGAGGTACAGGGTTTTGATGGGTTTAATAAGTCGGTTTTGGAAAATGCTTCGGGGTATTCTATCACCGTTGCCACCGCAGACAGATACACATTTACGGTCGCCACGGGAACAGCGGCAGCCGGTAACACACGAGGCGGCGGTCAAAATGCGACCGCTGGGCCGGTAACTTTGGTGAGTTAAATGAGCTTTACATATGCACAGCTAGAAACAGCAATACAGGATTTTACAGAAAACTCTGAGACATCCTTTGTAACAAACCTGCCAGTGTTTATTCGCGGTGCAGAAGACCGTATCTTTACGCTTGTTGATCTTGAGCTATTTCGCAAGAACGCTACTTCGCAGCTTACGGTTGGCGACCCCTATCTTAATGTCCCTGTAGATTATTTGGCTCCGTTTTCTTTGCAGATCACTACAGCAAACTACCAAGAGTTCCTAGAATTTAAAGACGTTAATTTTGTTCAGCGTTACTCAATTGATTACGGCAGCAACGCAACACCTCGATACTATTCTATTTTTGATGTAGATAACTTCATTGTTGGGCCGACCCCGAATTTAGCGTATGACGTAGAGCTACACTATTATTATCGTCCAGCCAGTATTACTGCCGGGCTGGCATCTGGAACAACGTGGCTTAGTGAGAATGCCCCGAATGCCCTTCTTTACGGTTCGCTCGTTGAAGCGTATACTTACATGAAAGGCGAGCAAGACATGTTGCAGTTGTATGAGCAGCGGTTCGCGCAAGAAGTACAACGCTTAAAGGATTTGGCTGAAGCTAGAGAGAATAGCGATGCCTAC